TACCACGCTTAACATTGGTGATGCAGTTGTTTCTGCACTACCAAGCACTGTTAGCTTCACGGTTTTGGCATCTGGCTGCACAGGAACTGTTGGTGCTACTGCACTTGTATTCCGTCCAAAGAACACTGTAGTTTCTGCTCAGTCCCCAGCGGCTGGCGCTACTACTGCAACTGTTGTTGGTTTTACCCGCAACTACGGCATCTAAGTACCAAAATAGAAAGGCCCCCCGCAAGGGGGGCTTTTTTATTTATGGTTAACCCAAGAAGCTGTAACCATAGACATCGGCTTGGGTGGAGAAATTTTCTTTATTTTACGGATAGAACTTCTGTCACTATCCACAGTCGCGCCCCAAACGCCTGTTACATCGTTGTATAACGCGTAAGTTAAACAAGCGTCAATAAATGGGCACGGGTTACAAATTGCTTTTGCTTGGTTCACAGCAATGGCGTAGTACCTTTTGTCTTCTGCTGTTGGTCGGGCGGACAACTCGGGAAAAAACACTTCTGGGTCAGTTTTCATACAAGGTTGAGTTCCGTCAAAATACGGGGCAGTAGCCATTAGTCCTCCATAAAGTTATAGTTAAAATATACATGACATTACTGACAAAAGCAAGTTGCAGCAGACAAAAAAAGTATTTTGTGTAAAACTATTCATAGTGATTTTATTTGTATAACTCTACGTTTTCGTCTTGTAAACTACCACCCTTAGGGTATCCAATTTATGTCAACTGACAACTTAAATTCTTGGCTTGCAATAATACTTGCAGGAATCCAAATATCAGCCATTGTTTATGGCGGGTTAAGATTTTTTAACAAAATTATTGCTCGTTTAGAAAAACTAGAAGAGCAATACAGGCCAAATGGCGGCTCTAGCATGAGAGACGCTATTAACCGAATAGAACTAAAAGTAAGCAAACTTGAAGGCAAGTTTGAACAACATCTAGACGATGAATAACCTTAGGAGAGGTATAAAATGAAAAAAATGAAAGATATTTCAACACGTATGATTGCAGTAGTTATTGCAACAGCGCTTGGAACAATTGGTGCTGGCTCAATTATAGGTCTTGAGACTTGGAAAACTGCAGCCCTTGCTGCAATCATGGCAGTAGCCGTAGTTTCTGAAGATTTAGCCCGCGCTTTCCTAAAAGACGGTAATTTAACAGACGCCGAAATTAACTCTGCGTTTAGCAAAATTAAAGATGAAGAAGTAGAAGCTGTTTCTACCGCAGAACTTGCTGATAAGGCAGAAGAGCTTTTGTATGACGAAGATGGTCATACAATTACCTCCGATAATCACCTTAGCTAATTAGCTACAAATTAAACGGGCCTTGTGCCCGTTTTTTTGTTGTGCTAGACTTTTTCCTAGTGCAACCCATCTACATTAGGAGACTTATGACTGACGCACAAAAAGTAAAGTACTTAACTATCGCTAAGCATTACGTTTATACCGCTATTGCGGCTATTGGCGCTGCCATTGCTATGGAAAAAACTGAACCACGTGAGCTGTTTATTGCTGCTCTTGTTGGTGCGTTTGGACCAGCAATTGTTGCTCTAAACCCAGCAGCCCTTTCTTACGGCATCAACGCGGCTCCCCCAGAGCTTGCAAAACTTGCTAAAGAAGTTGTTGATGAAGCAAAGAAAGCTGAAACCAACGGCTAAGAAATATTGCTTAAAGTTTAAGGGGGGGCCAAGTGCCCTCCCTTTTGCTATTCTTAGACTATGCACGTAATTAGAACAATCCAAACATTCCAAGGCCATCCTGTGCCTGATAGAGTCCATGCTCCTCGTGGGCCGTTTCCTGCTGAGCTATTTAGACAAGAACCAATCAATTACGAGTACGAGCAAGCTTTTGGCGAAGACGGGGAAAACTTCCCTATGGGCGCTACTGTCCAAAATAACTTTGAACCTCCTAAGTGGTATCGGTGCTATGACTGCCATGAGCGGGTTAAAGAAGACGAGCTAGACCTACACGAATGTGATTTGTAATGGTATACGACCCAAAAGAATTAGAGGCTGACCTTAACTACGATGAGTCAATAGAAATTATTGACCTTGATGAAGAAGACCAACAAAGTGGCCCTGTAAAACTTGAGCTTAGAAGCACGTCTACAACTAACCCTGCTCGCCCTAGAACCATTGCGGCTGGGTATGACGCGGCTAGTATGACTATGACAGTGGTTTTTAGACCCGATTCGCAAAACTCGGATGGTACGTGGTATAACTATTATGACGTTCCCGAAGACATGTGGGAGCAATTTAAAGACGCACCTTCAAAAGGAGTTTATTTGAGGGAGTCTGGGTTAGACAACTGGCATAGTAAGGGAACGGCTGATATGGACTCTATGAACACTAGGGCTCGTGCACAGTACAACAGTATTGTTAGAGCCTCTCGTCGTAAACAGCTTATGAGTTGGGGTGGGCAGTCTACAAGCAACCCACGTTCTAAACTGTGGGACCTTACAAAGACTAGTTGGACTATTGACAGTAAGGACTATAATTGATTAACATTGGACCGCTATACGGACAAATAATTAAATACCCGCATAGACACGCATTACCTATCGTAGAAAAAGGTTGGACACATGAAATTGATGAGCCGTTTCGCAGAGGCAGTTGCCTTGTTTTTAGACTACCTTTCACTAAGCCTGGCTTGGTTGTTGGGATATTTGGAGCCCCTCAAGACGAAGATGAAGCGCTTACTGCGGCGCTCTGGGGAAGAGAACTAGACGTATCAATAGAGGAGTTATTAGAATGGGATTAAAATTTTGGGTTAAAAAAGAAAACTGGGACAAACCATTTTCTGAGAAAGTAGCCAAAAGAGTAGCTAAAGTCGCTACTCCAGATTTAACTATGTGGTTAGAACAAGCAATTTCTGAGACTAACCGCGCACTTGTTAATTATCAAAAAAATAAGTTAGACGTAATAAGCTTGCAGGACGTAACTCTTGGGGCCGAGGCTATTCATGCTTTAGCAGTCGAGATAAATAAGCGTTCTATGATATAGTAAATAAGCCTCTCTTCTTTACCTCTCCTAAGGTGGCAACTGAGCTCTAGCGTGTTTTTACTCTATTCTTACACGCTAGAGCTCTTTTATTCCTGTACCCTATACATATCGGGTTTATTAGTTTGGAATATACATGAGCGAAACAACACACCTTTTCTATGAAGAGGACTCTGAGGATGAGTTCCTTGACGGCATGGTTACTGAGGAAACCGTTGAAGAAGAGGAGATGGACGAGCTATCTAGAGAGTTTGTAAATAAACTTATTGATAATATGCTCGAGTTTATGGATGCCCTTGTAGGTCACTCCCTACACCCTTACCAACTTCCCCTTGCACGGCGCATTATGGAATCGGTAATCATTAATGACGGCGAAGAAATTACAGCCCTTGCGGCTCGCCAATCTGGAAAGTCAGAGACCATTGCTAACACAGTAGCCACGTTGATGGTGCTGCTACCTCGCCTTGCTAAAATGTACCCAGACTTACTTGGTCAGTTTAAAGACGGTATCTGGATTGGTATGTTTGCTCCTGTTGAGGGCCAGGTAGAAACCTTGTTTGGTAGAACCGTAAACCGTCTTACTTCTGAGCGCGCCCAGGAAATTCTTGGTGACCCTGAAATTGATGACTCCCTTGGCAAAGTGCCTGGTATTACACGCCAAATCAAACTTAAAAACTCTGGCAGTAGCCTTATGATGATGACTGCTAACCCCCGAGCAAAGATTGAATCTAAGTCGTTTCACCTTATTGTTATTGATGAGTGTCAAGGTGCAGATGATTTTATTGTCTCTAAGTCTATTTCTCCTATGCTTGCGTACTACTCAGGAACCATGGTTAAGACAGGTACCCCAACTAACATAAAGAACAACTTTTACCGCTCTATTCAATTAAACAAGCGCCGCCAAACATCTAGGGGGACTAGAAAAAACCACTTTGAATGGGACTGGCGTGATGTTTCAAGGATTAACCCTAAATACGACAAGTTCGTTCGTAAGGAGATGCTTCGCATTGGCGAGGATTCTGACGAATTCCAAATGTCTTACAACTGCAAATGGATGCTTGAAAAGGGTATGTTCGTTACCTCTAACACTATGGACGAGCTAGGTGATACTAGTCAAGAAGTAGTACGTGCTTGGCACCGTACCCCAGTGGTTGTTGGTATTGACCCTGCCCGAAAGATGGACAGCACAGTAGTCACAGTTGTTTGGGTTGACTGGGACCGCCCTGATGAGTTTGGTTACTACGACCACCGAGTACTTAACTGGCTTGAGATTCAGGGAGATGACTGGGAGGACCAGTACTTCCAAATTGTAAACTTCCTTGCTAACTACAACGTTCTTATTGTTGGAGTTGATGCAAACGGTGTGGGGGACGCAGTAGCCCAGCGACTTAAGCTTCTTTTACCAAGAGCAGAAGTTGTTCCTATAAGCAGTAGCCAGTCTGAGCAATCAAAGCGTTGGAAGCATCTTAAGGCTCTTATTGACCGTCGTATGGTTGGATTTCCTGCTCACGCTAAAACTCGTAGACTTCGTACATATAAGCGTTTTTACCAGCAAATGACTGATTTAGAAACTAAATTTCAAGGACCTAACTTTACTGCAGCGGCTCCTAATGAAGCCCATGCACATGATGACTTTGCGGACTCTTTGGCTATTGCCTGTTGTTTAACTCTGGACATGACTATGCCAGAGGCTGAAGTTTCATCTTCACCATTTTTCTCTAGGTAATTTGAGTTTACTCTGACGAAAGCCTCATTAACAGGGATAATTTTTAGTGAGGTACCTCAACCTTAACTTTAAGGAGATTCTCCAAATGTCAATGAACATTGCACCAGCGCCTCAGTACCCTGAGAAGCCTGGAACTGTATATGACCGTACTATTGCGCCTGCCCTACCTGGTCAGCGTGGCCCACTTCGTTTTGAAGAAGGTCTTGCTACGGATACCGACGTTCCTATGGAATTCACCAAGGGAGCTATGCAGGGATACATTCCTGCCCCTGGTCGTCCAAACCATAACCAGAACGTTTTCGAAAAATTCCCAGAAGAGACCATGCGTGAGCGCGCTCACGTAGGTTCCGCAGCATGGGTGGAAGCGCCAAGTCTTCTCCAAGATTTTGCAAGTGATGCATTTGCAGACCACGGAGTTAACGAGTTTGCAGAAGTCTTCCGTGATGGTGGACATCAGTTCCGCCTGAACCCATCTGTCGTTCAGGACTAATCCCGCTACCTGGGAAATGCCCCCTGCCTGCCTACTACAACATTGGTAGGTGGGGGGCACTTAGGATTTCTTATGGCACTTATTCAAGGCAAGTCTGTTAAAGAAGGACCGAAGCAACTTCCTGCTAACCCAAAAATGTGGAACATGTATGTTGCACAGGCTAAATCGCGCTTTCGGGTTTACCCTTCTCCTGCTGCTGCCCACTGGGTACATTCACATTACTCCCAAAGTGGCGGAAAGTTTGTAGACAAGGAAAGCCAAGTTGACCCGCGGTTTCGTGACTACGTGCAAGAAAGTATGGACGCAAAGATGGCCTCCCAAAAGAAAAAAGTTACTAAACCAGTTGGAATTAATACCGCTCGCGGAGAACGTTTACGAGGGTAATAAACAAACCATGCTATTATTTGTTAAGTCAAACAAGAGAGGCGCTAAGTGAGTATTGATTTCTCACCTCCCAGTTATAGGGCGGCATCCTCTGACTTAACTATCTCTATTTCCCCGCTAGGCCTTGTAGAACTTGCGGATGAAGAGTTTGAGGTTCACGGTCCTCGTTTAAACCGTTATTCCCTTAACTGGGCAATGTACCTAGGCCATCATGCTTCTTACCGCCGTCAGGCTGGAGAAACCCAGATGGTTCTTAATTATTACCGTGCATTGACTGACTACATCATTAACTTCTCATTTAGCCATGGTTGCCATTTCCGTAGCCCTAAGCAGACTGAAGGTATCGTACCTGACCTGCTTGAGCGCGTGTGGTCACAGGATAATGATAAAGGCACCATCCTTTGGGAAATGGGCCAACAAGGCGCTGTCTCAGGTGACTGTTTTGTTAAAGTTGCTTATGAAGAAGCATACACAGATTCAGTAGGACGGGTGCACGCTGGTAAAGTTCGTGTCCTTCCTCTTAATGCGTCGTTCTGTTTCCCCGAGTTCCACCCGCATGACCGCGAGCGGCTAGTCCGTTTCAAGCTAAAGTACCGTTTTTGGGGCACCTCGCTTGAAGGAACTCGGCAGGTATTCACATATACAGAAATCCTTACCGATGACATTATTGAGGAATACATCAACGATGAGCTTATTGACTCACGCCCAAACCCACTTGGAACAATTCCCGTCATTCATATACCTAATGTTAGGGTGTCTGGCTCTCCTTGGGGGCTTTCTGATTGCCATGACATCATTCCTATTAACCGCACCTACAATGAAGTGGCAACAGATGTTGCAGATATCGTTAATTACCACGCTGCCCCTGTTACTGTTATTATTGGCGCAAAAGCTAATCAGTTAGAAAAAGGCGCTAATAAAGTATGGGGCGGTCTTCCTAAAGACGCTCGTGTAGAAAACCTTGAAGGTGGCGCACAAGGCTTAAAGGGTGCTATGGATTTCCTAGCCCTTATGAAAAAAGCTATGCACGAAATGACTGGTGTTCCAGAAACTGCTTTAGGTATGGCCCAGCCTATCTCTAACACTTCGGGTGTTGCGCTTTCTATTCAGTTCCAACCTTTAATGAACAAATGGAACCAAAAGGTTACACAGTACGCTCGCGGTATTCAACGTATTAATGAACTTGTTATTCTTAACCTTGCCATTAAAGAACCAGAAACTATGATGTGGAACCCTCTGCTTGAGGGCGGCTTATCTCAGGGCGAAGCTCAAATGCTGGACATTAATGACCCACTGACTTATCAAAACTTTGTACACTTCCTTCCACCATTGCCTTTAGATAAGTTAATTATCCTTAACGAAGTACAGACCAAGATGTCACTAGGTCTGGAATCAAAGGCTGGCGCGCTTCGTGCCCTTGGTGAAGAATTCCCATACGAAAAGCTAGATGAGATTCGTGTTGAACTCCTGGCTGATGCTAAGGCTGATGGGGCCGTCAAACTGGTGCAAACCCAAATTGAAAACACCATTGCTGAACTTACTGGCATGCTTTCTGGTGGCCTTGGTGGTCAACCAGTTCCTATGGGTCCAGGGCAACCTGGTGGCCCTCCTCCTGGAAAAGGCAAGGAAGGC